GTCCGCAGATAGAGGTAAGGGGTGCCGCTATCCCAAATGAGGCATTGTTGGTGCCATCCTGGAATTGCCGAGAGCGGCTCACTGATGAGTGCATAAGTGCTCTTCAAGGTTCCGGCCTCGGCGCGGGCGGCTATGAATCCCAAATGGAGTCTCTCTCTTCACCCCACACCGCGTCGGGGCTTATACGACGCGCGCGCGAGGGACAACTGCGACAACTACGCTAACCCCTTTTTGCTGCGATGGTTTTTCTCTTCTTTACCTCAAAAACCGCTCGGACAACTGCGACAACGCGGCCCGGTCCAGAACCAACCCCGATTCCGGCCAGCGCCGCGCTCGCGCGCGACCGAGTCGTATTCCGTTTCCCTGCAAGCACAAGAATCACAACGCGCCGCAGTCCTCGCGAAGGGCGGCAACAGCCAAGTAGAGGCCAACCATGAGTCACGGTATCACGGCCAGCGTCGGTCATTGGAGAGCATGAATGATCACCACCGAAACGCCAACCGAGCGCATCAAAAACCAATCCCCCCCCCCACAATTCTTTTAGGTTCCTCCTGCGGGGACTAGCATCAAGGGCCACGCACAACCTGAGAATGTACCGCCGCGCAGCTCATTTTTTAAGGGGTTAAAATGAAGAAAGCAACTAAAGCGAGATCGATCGCCGACACAAACGTCAACGCCGCTGAGCTTGGCGCAGTCATTGGAATTTCACGTGCGAGTATCGCCAATTTGGCGACAGATGGAATCTTACCTCGTGCCGCTCGCGGTGAATTCAACCTGGCTGCGTGCGTTCAAGCGTACATCCAGCACAAGCGCACGCTGGCTGGCAGCGACAAAGTTGGGAACCTCACCGTCGAACGCTCACGGTTGGCACGCGCAAAGGCCGACAAGGCCGAGCGCGACGAGCGCGTCGAGAAAGGCGAGCTGGTGCCTGCTGTTGACATCGAGGCGGCCTGGATCGCAACGGCAGGCATGATCCGCACACGCATCCTCGCGGTGCCGAAGAAGATTGCATCGCGAGTTATTTCGTTGAAGACGGCGACCGAAGCCGAAACACTCATGGGGAAAGAACTCAATGCCGCGCTCGCAGCACTCGCCGAACCGCCGTCGCACTGAGCCGGGACGTTACCCTCCCGCGCTTCAGCTTATCATAAACCGAACACTAGCCGCGCTGGCACCACCGCCGACGTTGACGGTCAGCGAATGGGCTGATCGCGAGCGGCGGCTGTCGCCGGAAGCATCCGCCGAGCCGGGTCAATGGGAAACCTCACGCGCCGAATATCTGCGTGGCGTGATGGACTCCCTCTCCGATCCAACCGTGACCCGCGTGGTCGTCGCCAAGGGCAGCCAAGTTGGCTACACCGAGGCGCTCAATAACGTTTTGGGGTTCTATATCGATCAAGACCCCGCACCGATCCTGATCATCCAGCCCACTGTCGAGATGGCCGAGGCTTGGAGCAAGGATCGGTTGTCGCCGATGTTGCGCGACACGCCGTGCCTCGCTGGCAAAGTGCAAAGCCCGCTCACACGCGATACCGGCAACACGTTGCGGCAGAAAGTTTTCAGCGGCGGCCGCCTTGCAATCGTTGGCGCAAACAGCCCGGCCGGCCTGGCGTCACGTCCGGTCCGCGTTGTCATCGCCGACGAAGTAGATCGCTTCCCGCTGTCGGCCGGCTCCGAAGGCGATCCGTTATCACTGGCTGCAAAACGGCAGGCCACTTTTTGGAATCGAAAGACGTTGCTCGGCTCAACACCGACGATCATGGAAACATCCGTCATTTGGCGTGAGTGGCTCGCCTCCGATCAGCGTCACTATCTTGTGCCGTGCCATGACTGCGGTCATGAGCAACGGCTGGTTTGGTCAAATGTTCGCTGGGACAAGACAGCAGCGGGTCAACACCTGCCTTCAACAGCGCAATATATTTGCGAAAGCTGCGGCTCGGTATGGACCGACGTCGATCGTCACGACGCCGTCACGAAAGGTCGCTGGGAGGCCACAAATCCCGACGTTGTCGGCGTTGCCGGTTTCCACATCACTGGATTGTTGTCGCCGTGGATCTCGATGGCCGATGTCGTTACGGAGTTTCTAGCGGCGCGAAAAAATCGCGAACTCTTGCAAGTTTGGGCAAACACCGTGTTAGGCACACCATTCGAATCCGAACAAGAGACAGTCGAAGGCGCATCGTTGCTTCGCCGTGGTGAAGCCTATGGCCCGCAGTCGATCCCCGACGAGGTGCAGTTTTTGACCGCCGGCATCGACGTGCAGGGCGATCGGCTCGAGGTCCAGGTCATGGGTTTTGCGGCGTTCGAGGAGATGTTTGCAATTCGCTACGAGGTTTTGCCAGGCGATCCGGCCCAGGAACACGTCTGGCAATTGCTCGACGCTGTGCTGCGAGACAAATATTGCACCGACGCCGGTCGCGAGCTGCGCGTTCGCGTAGCTTGCGCCGACACAGGCGGCCATCACCAGCATGCCGTCTTGCAATATTGCAAAAGCCGGCGGGGTCTCAACGTGCTGCCCATCAAGGGCGTCGCCGGACCGAGACCGATATGGCCGCCGCGAGCCAGCCGAACGAAGGACAATAGTCAGGTGTTTATGCTCGGCGTCGACACCGGAAAGGACGTGGTGTATTCGCGGCTGCGATTGGAGAAGCCCGGTCCCGGCTATGTTCATTTCCCGGTAGGCGGCGCTTTTGATCCCGAATATTTCGCTCAGCTCACCAGCGAAGCAGTGCAGACGAGATACAAAGAAGGTCGCCCCTACCGAATTTGGGTTTTGCCCGCCGGCAAGCACAACGAAGCACTCGATACCGCCGTCTATGCTGTGGCCGCGCGGCACGCAACTCGAATTCAGGTCATTACGCCCCGCCCGACAGCACCACCACAGGCACCACCGCTGACGACGCCTCTCGTGGTGGAGGAAGAACCAGCAGAGGCCGGCCCGATCGGTTTCGACCAGGACAGCCCCGAGGCCGATCCCGATCGGCTGCACCAGGCCTTCGCCGCCTCGCGCCAGCCGCACAACAGCGGAATTCGGCCTCCGGGATGGATTCAAAACGGTCGACCGCGTGGCAATTGGTTCGGCGGAGAATAGCGCGCCATGGCTTCTCCCGTATCCAACAAGTCAACCTCAACCACCAGCCCGCCGCAAAAGGATGCCGCGCTGGTGGCGCTGTTGAAGGAAGTGGTCGCCGCGCAGGCGAAAACTAATGCCGCGCAACTCGAAACAAACGCGCGACTTGCGGCGATTGACGCACGTCTCGCGGCGATTGAGCGGCGTTTAGCACCCGTTGCCGCCGATCCATCTGTTGATGCTGCGCTTGCCGTCATTAAGGCCGACGCGATAACCCTGCAACAGGCGGCAGGCCGTATAGACCGCGATGAAAAAACTATCCGACGTTGGTGCGAAGACTTCGGCATCGGCTTCGAGCTTGGTGGCAAGCCGTACGTCTTTGAATCAAAACTGCTCGTGCACGTCAATAACATTACCCGGGTCCAAAAGCGCAGCGCGGACTAGCCGTTTGAGAGTTAGGCCGCCTGCGCCCCGTGCCGTTTTCAGGACAAATATGTCCGCACGTCGCCCATGCCAGCCGGCGTACACCGGCTTAGATTGCGCTCATGGGAACAATATTTGGAAAAATCATGAGCAAAATCGCGATCGGCCTTGATGGTCTCCGAGATCGTAGCGCCCGTCTGCAATCGCAACAGCGCGCCGCAGTGCTAGCACTGGAGAAGGCGAAGGCCAGCCTTCAATCGCACCTTCTCGACGGCGACGACGATGCCAAGGTCACCGCAGCGCTTCAGAGTAAAGTCGACTCTGCCGCCTCGCTGCTGGGAAGCCTCGATGATGCGGTGAAGGTCCAGGCTGAGCGTGTTGCTGACGCCGAACGTCAAATTGCAGACGAGAAAACGCAGGCGTCCCGCAAAGCAGCGTCCGAAAAAATCGCCGCCGACGCCACAAACTATGAAAAACAAAACGTGCAGTGGCTGGCGACGTCCCGAACCTTTGCTAAAGATCTGCAAAAATTTTCGACTTTCAGATCTGAGATCGGCGCGATCAGCAATTTCATAACGAATGCTGCAAACGAAGTTGAATCGGCGATGGCGGTCACAATCCCTGATCTGCGGGATGCGGCCAAGGCGGTCCTCGAAGGCCGCGAGAAACCGCCCGTGCCGCCGGCGGCTGTCGTCAAAATTGTCCCGCCGAAACCGCCGCCGACTGAAACCGTCTTCTTCCTGCGCGCCAGCAAATGGACCGATGCCGAAGGTAAACTTCGCCTGATCCAGAAATTCAATGATGCAGCGCTGCCGCCCGCACTGGCAGCACATGCAATCAAGACCGGAGCCGCCGTGGAATGGAACAGCCCACTGCGAAAGCAAAACCTGGGAACGTGGAACGGCCGCCCGTTTCACGCGGAGCATTGCTTTGCGCTTGATGCCGCCAGTGAGACCCGCGAGCCGATCACGCATTCCGCATTCGAACCGCACCCGAGCCGACCCAATCACGGAATGATGCCAGAACAGCGCGCACCCATGGTTGCCTCGCGATCGGCACCGGTCGAAAAGCCGGAGAATTGAGGGCCATGATTTACAATCGCAACATCGCAATGGCCGTCGAAAAACGCGTTCAAAATCTTTCGCCAGCGACTTATGACGAAGTCGATCGAACTGTTGACGCCGTTTTGTCGCGTGGATCGCCGGTCGCTAGATTTTACGGCACCGAGCGACTGGAGATTTCCCGCACCGCCGTTGACCTTTCGCGAATGAAAGCTTCGGGAATTTTCGTGCTCGACAGCCACGTCCAAGCCTCGATCAACAGCTCACTCGGTCGACTGGTCCGCGTCTGGATCGAACGCGACGAAGCCGGCCCCGCTTTAATGGGAACCATTCTTTTTAACCAAACTCCAGAAGGCCGCAAGGCAGAAGGCATGGTGTCACGCGGCGAAATCGGCAGCGTCTCCATCGGCTATCAAGTGGCGGCTGAGGATTGGCTAATCACTGATGCCAAAGGCAAACTTGTTGACCCAAACTCAAATCGTTGGAATGAAGATGATTTAACATTTACGGCAACTCGCTGGACTCTGGCTGAAGCTTCTTTGGTCAGCGTTGGGGCCGATGCCGCAGCTGGCTTTCGCGCCGCTGCCGCCTTGCGTGCAGACCGCGCCTTTAAGACGCTGCACCCGGAGGCGCGGCTTGCCATCGCCAGGATGGCGGCACGGCAGCGGATCATGCAACTCAACACTGGCGTGCTGTTCGTCGAACCGGCAGATATCGCGCGATCTTCAATCTTCGAAGAAACTTCGGAACGCCATCACGAGATTGTCGCAACTGGTTTTGACCCCGTGCGGTATCGCAATGGCTACAATCGATAACCTTTCCGGTCGCGGGGCTTTGATTCCTTTCACTCGCGATCGGATGGCGGCGGCTGGTTCGCTAACACGCGCTAGCGACACTGGTCTATTGGCGGGCGGCGGCGGTGCGTACTTCAGCAGGCATCGCCGTCGTTCTCCCGAAATGGACCGTCGCATTGCCTTCCACGAAGCCGGACACGTTGTCGTGGGTCGCGCCTTGGGTCAGCAAATTGGCGGCGTCACCATCGAGCCGGGCGTAAATTATTCCGGTGCGACGTGGGGGCCGACTTCCGACCCGGCGAGGTTTGCTACTTCCGAAGAAACGATCGAGCTTTGCGTTGCGCTTGCCACGCTTATGCCAGCATTCGGTGAGCCACGCGACGATCTTGCGGTCGATTTGATTCACACTCATGCACGCGTTGTCGAATTGCTCGCGGGCACTGAAGCGGAACGCCAGCTATTCACCGACGCACCGCCGCTGGAAGCGCCGCATGATGTCGCGGAAGCGAGAGCCCATGCCGCATTGATCTGCTGCTCGCATGCCGCCGGAGACGCTTTCCTCAACTACGCGCGCGTCGAGGCTGCCGAATTAATCCGCCTCCACCGTCATCTCGTGCAAGCGATTGCCGCCGCGCTGATCGAGCGGCGCACGTTAGACGGTATCGCGATCGACATAATCATTGCCGACACCTCCGCGCGCGAAGCCCTGCGAATTGAACGTGAACGCCGCACCGCGTGGTCGCGGAGCATCGAGCACGCCGCAACCTTTGAAGCCAGTCATGGATAAACCATCGGCTCCATGGCCGCTTGCCATCGAATTTCAGCTGCCCGAAGTCAGTTTTGTGACGCCGCAAATCTTAATGCGCAAAGCGACCGCTACGAGAAAGCGAATTGTTGAACCGATTGAAGACGAAGACAAATTGGAAGAACATGAGCAAAACAAAAACTCAGCCTCCGTTGCTGATTGACGGTCCTGGATGGGCTGAGGGCTTGCTGGTGCGGCTTGCGCCAAGTCACGCACCGCAGACCGGCGGCAGCCGGTTCCGGCAAACCCATGCGTGGCTAGAGAGCATCTGCCCGACACCACCGGCACCGCTGGGTACACTTCCTTATGGCTACTGGGTACTCGTCGACCGCAGCGAAGTTCTATTCGACCGCAACTATCGCCCGATGTTCGTCCGCGACCCAGACGGCACGGTGACTCGTGTCATGGACGGCGGTCGCTGGTTCAAATGGCAGACCCAGTGTTATTTTTACGACGATTCAAACCCGCCCGGCCGAAACCGGCAAACCCGCGAACGGCTGATTGCGATTCTGGCACGCTGGGGCATCGAAGTGCCGTCGTGACGCTTCGGATGGACAGGCGCGTGATCGACATGCTCGGCAAGCGATGCCACCATCTAACGGTGATTGCACATGCTGGGAGCGCCATAAAAGGCGACGGCCGCAGTCATACAGCCGTCTGGCGCTGCCTTTGCGACTGCGGCCGCGAGATTATCGTGCTGGGCTGGGCGCTTCGATCCGGTCACACAAAATCATGCGGCTGCGCCCGCATCGCGGCGAACGTGAGAAGGTATAGAGAACCGGGCGTGATCAAGAAAAGTCTGGACGAGAAGCTCGCCGCTGGCGGGGAACCAACACGCGCCGATGTCAATAGGCAAAATTATCGGCGCAAATGACCCAAATGTTGATGTGGCGCAATATTGCATCGCCCGGTTCGGAACTGCATTGTCCTTCCAAGGGGAGGCAATCATGACCGACCAACCATTAGGCCGTCTGGAACGTGTGGAGCTACGCGACATCTGGGTCAGCGAGGCCACGAGTTTTACGCCTTGGCTAGCGCGGCCCGAAAATCTGGCGGTGCTGGGCGAAGCACTAAACATCGACCTCGAACTGGAAGCGCAGGAAAGAGCCGTTGGCCCATTCCGTGCGGACCTGCTCTGTAAGGACGTCGATACCGACCGCTGGGTGCTGATTGAGAAATGTCAAACCTCTGCGTTTCATGCCCGCTTTGCTGCGCATAGCGGACTCAACTCGGACACCGCGCAATGTCCGAGATGTGCCAACAAGCGACAACGGGGATGCATGTCGCAGGCGAACCGGTGTCGCCTAGAACCTAATCCACCTCCGTATTTCGTAATTGGCGCTTCGCGCTTGCTGGTTCAAATCTAGCCAGATTTGGTTGCCGTAGCGGCCATTGTAAAACGTCATGTCAACTAGCCAAAGGGCAACTGCGCAAAACAGCAGAAAGCCGATAATACGCATCATCTGCACTTACCCCCCCCCGAACTGTCGGTTCCACGTTACACGAGTTTCTTAAACAAAAAGCCGCCCGAAGGCGGCTTCTCAATTCAAACCGGATGATCGCGGATCACACGGCCATCAATGCGGGCTTAAACTTCCGACGATAAGCCATGAAGCCGATACCAGCGAAGCCGAGGATCATCATTGCCCATGTGGAGGGTTCGGGAACAGCTGCGGTCAACCATATGCCGGTCGGTCCGTCGAGATTGTTGTTCTGGAATAATTGCAGACCGTCACTCTGTGTGAACCCCAGTGCATCTGTGCGTCCTAACCCAGGGCTGTCATAGGTGATGAACACCAGATATGGATCGCCAGCAGGTACGGTCGCGAGTAAGTTCCATTGCACGATATGGCCCGTTTGATCTGTTTCAATCGCACCACCAAAACAGGTAACGCCAACGCCGCAGGTCAGCCCCCCGCCGTCTATCAAACCCGGATAAGGTACGAGCGAGATCATTGCATTGATGCCGGTCAGATTAATTCCGTAAAGAGAATCCGAGGCGGTCCAGCTGGAAATGTAGTCAGCACTTGGGGCGACAGAAATATTGTAAACGGAGTTTGGTGCCAAGACGAATGGCGAACTAAACGTTAGCCCAAAAAAATCGGCGGGACTTTGAGCCGCGGGCTTGGAGGCGTCGTGCAACGGGTTAAAGAAGCTGGTTTGGTAAGTATATAGAACGTCGGCATGAGCCGAAAAAGTAGAGAGCCAGAAACTTGCAATTCCGGCTGCAAATGTCCCGCGCACAATCACCTCCCTGAAATGCTGACCTATCCAATTCCCGATCAGGTAGTAAGTCAATTGAATTCGCGGTTTTCGGCACCTCAAATATTTCAAATTAAATAGCCGGACACCGAGGGCTGGGGCTCAATAGCTCTTCGCAAACCCCGGCGCGTCGCTCTGCCGCGCGGGATAGTATCGCTCCGGCCGCTTGCCGCAATGGTCGGCGCTGGGGCGAATGGGCGGCTAAGTGCGGGCTGGGGGTATGCCCGCTAAACGCCGCAAGGAAATTAAAAAAGCGGCCACTACTCGTTGGAAACCGGGAAAGAACTAATTTGCTTTTTCCGGCTTAGCTGCGGACGGGTGTAGAATTATCCACGGGCTCCCAACCACTATCTCTCCCTTTTCATGAATCACTTTGGCCTCAATGTGCCCGGCTCGCAATGTCGGTCCGGGTATAAGGAGCGGCTGTCGATAAAAAAACCGCGATCTCCCCGGATTAGAAGCCGCGACGATATTGGGAAAAATAGGAACCGGCTGGCGAACTGGATCGCTACCCGGAAGCGTTACTTCGAGCATCAATGACTGGAATGGATCAGTGATGTCGGATTCAGCCATGAAGAAAAACAGCAATTGGGGCGCCGTAATTGGATCATTAGGGATCGCAATGTCAGTGTGATAAATCCCCTGAAGAATTGCTTTTCCAGAAAGATTATAAAAAATCTCATCTGCTACAAGTAGAGATGCTTGGCGAGCTATCATGGTTATGCTGCCACCGGGACTGGTGCAGTTTTACGCTCGTTTATGATCCCATCCAAAAATCTTTTCATATCGGGATCCGGCTCTCCACCTATTTGTTCAGATTTTCTGGGCAGCATCGGGGGCAACCGATCTTCTCCCCGCAAGATTGGGGAGTCGTAACGGGCGTTTTCGCCGGCTGGGATTTTGTGGGCCTCAAAGCTGGGTCTCCATCCTATTGCCCATAAGATTTCTGCAACCCTGCGCAAGGTCATATTTTCGAGACCCATGATCTGGCGGTTTATTACCGCGCGGCTAGTCCCTAGCTTGTCCGCTATTTGTTGCTGTGTGATCTTTCGCGAATCCTTCTCCAAAAACAGGGCGCGTTGAATTTCATCGCGAACGTCAGCGATGAATCTCGCGCCAACGCTGGCTTGTTCTCCAATGTCAAATTCAAACGAGGGCATCATAAACTCCCGTTGCAAACTTAGGTTCGTCCAGATCAAGTCTGTTGCGGATTTCGACAACGCGATCTCGCGCGTCGTCATAGGATTCGATAGGGCGTTGATTCCCGTGGGGTTTATAGTGGTCGGTGTAACCGATGAAAGCTGCGACGAAGACTTTAGGCTGGTAAATCCAACCGAATATCCGAAGGTCCGCTGTCTTCATTTCCCAGGTTTCTGAACTCTGGGGGCTCAGATCATTAAGCCATCTGCGATATCGCATCGGCTTCCCGGTGATCCACTTGCGAAGAATATCATCCATTTGGTCGGAAGGGCTGTGAGGGGCGTTTAGTCTCCCGGCCTGAAGGCCCGGAACGACGTTTTGTAAGTCGTTCATGAAGGATGGCAGGCCATAAAATTTGCGATCATCAAACTCTCCCTTGCCAAGCGGGATCGTAATCCTCGTTACAATTGGGATACTATCTAATGTAGCCATTTAGGTCAACAAAATAGTTGATTTTAAAGTCAACAAGCTGTAACGGGTGATTCTCAACCGTCGATTCTTCTTCTCGCATTCATACAACCTGCAGCTTTGCGCAGGGGTGTGCAAGCACGCATGTCCTGATGTGAAATTAATGGTTGACGGTAAGCGTAAAAGTTCGACAGACCGTGCCCGCGCGGATACGGCCTGTCATTCGTCGGCGATGGCCAGTGGACCCGATCCCTCGTTGAGCGTCATGACGGCCTTGGTGCTGCCGTCCTCCGACATCGCCGACGACCTCATCTTCGGCCTGACGAATGGCTTCGGCTCGTCGATCATGATCGAGCGCGCATGATGCCGCCGACAATATGAAACATGCCCACCGCGATCATCGTTGCAGAACAACGTCGCCAGACCTTCGCCACTGACCGGCCAGTGGCAGCCGTGGTCGCCTAGCTCGATCAGCGGCACCGCGTTGGCTGGGACCGGCTCGATCGCCGCCGCTACCGGCTTCGGTGGCCTGACGATCGCCGGTTTCGGCCGTGGCAGGGCGCGTGCCGCCGAACCCCCGTGCTTCATGCGACGCACCAGCCCACCCACCGCGTCCCGCGTCATGCTCAGCTGCACGCCGATCTGCGCCTGGCTCAGCCCTGCGGCCAGCAAAGCCTTGATGGTCTCGATATCGGCGGACGGGTGGAGCTGCGTCATGCGGGCGTGCCTGAACCGGGGTGCGGGCAAGCTGGACCAGGTCGCGGCTGGAACGCAAGCCGGATCGCCACAGGCGGCGGTACGGCGCGGTTGGGCGGGTTGCCCCGCCGCTTGCATGTGGTCGCCAGCGCCCAGAAACGGCCCGCCCGTGCGCTTGCGGCGTAGGGTGGGAGTTGGGGCGGTCAAGCGGCGGGCGGTGCCTTAGTCACCCAATTCTCCTTATTTGGGGGCTGAGCAAATAAGGTAGACCCATCAGTTATGCCCATTTTATAAGGCTAACTACGATATTGGCCCCATTTTCCCGTTAACGTTAAGTTAACTATGCGGTTGGGGATCGCTGCGGGGCGAGCTAGGGTCCGCGGGCTTGATCCTCGCCGGTTTTCTCCAGGTTCCCGCGAGGTCGTTGGTACACAGGGTTGCGGCAAACAGTTTGGTCATCGCGCGGGGAGGGGTGGGGATGTCACCCGGGTCCCTCGCACGGAAAGATCAGCATCGACGAGGGAGGGCTTTCTCAGAGCTCTCCCTTTTTCGTTGCCGGCGCGCCCCGGCAAAGGGCTGATCAGCGCCGCCGAACTTGAAAGGCCGGGTTGGCGGATCGGCCCTTTGCCTTGGCCTGCCGCAATCTTCCCGCCAACCGCCTTCCACTTCGCCCGAAAACACTCTAATGGGGCGCCATCGCTCACGTGAGCCGTTCGTTTCAGGTCTTGAGCCCTTGCAATCTCCGACAGAACTGCCGCCGGACGCCCCGCGCGAACCGCTCCTGACGCTGCCCGGCGCGCTGACCGCCTACATTCTCTTGCTGGCGGTCATCCACCTGCGGGTGCTGCTGCCGCCGGACTGGGAAAACTGGACCATCGACGTGTTCG